GCATCCATAAAATCTCTTTCAGAAAAATATTTAATATTCTTCATATCCATTTTGTGTGTTTGTCCTTTAGGATAATTTTTTAACTCTTCTTGAGGAATTTCTACAGACCTAACAGCAGCCCATCTCCAATTCTCTGCTGATGTACCGTCTACAAACACCATTCCTTTATTTGGAAGTGTTATAGTGGAAGGAAACCATACTTGATTATCCTTATCCGTATACATGATATCTTTGTAAAGCTCTGGTGCTGATTCAATGGCTTGAAGTACCGGAGTACTTCCTACTTTCATAGCTGTTGAAGAGCTTTTACCGCATCCAAAACAAAGCCAAGTTGTAAGATCTTTCTCCACTTGCTGTTCATAACATGCATTACTCCCTCCACAAGGGCAGTCCTTTAACTGATCTTTTTCCATTTATTCTACTTTTTTTAATTTTTAATTTTTATATTTCCAAATAAATCCATACGCTGACTTTTGTTTACCAGCTAAACAGTCGTATACGCTTTTTCCGTATATCTTAACTGCATCTTTAGGAGAGTTATACTCTCTAAGAATATCCTCCCCTAAATCTAACTGCAGGATAGCCTTACCATGCTGGTGAGTTATTTTATTAGGAGTTTTCACGTAATCTGAGTAAGACCAGATATATCCGAAAGCTGTAGCCTGTCTTCCTGTACTGCAGGATGATATTGATGAACTTTTTGTAATATCACCTAAAAACCTTCCTGCCGCTAATGTACTTTCATGCATTCGGAGTAAATCCCCTTTAAGAGTAAACTGGTAAACTGGCTTGTTATTTCTATACCTATTTCCTATTCTTATTAGCTCTTTCGTATCATTGGAGAGTTTCCCTGACTTATCCTCCGCTGTTGTTAGCTTACAGTTTAGCCCTTCCTGTAATACGTTGTAGAAGTCTTGCCAATACCTTTCTTTCTCATTCAACTCTTCTACAGTGCACTCTTCTATAACTTCGAATATATGATTAGAAGTTCCATACTTATTGAGAGACTTATGTAATTTTGATTGTGATTTAATCTGCTCTAAGTTTTGGTACTCCTTCATCCTCCTTTCTATATTAACACTCTGTCCTATATAAACCCTTCCACTTGGGCTTGTAATCTTATAAATTCCTATCATAATTCTATTTTATTATAAATAGCTCTATGTCTTGGAAAGTCAGGTAAGACTATACTTTAGTGAGCTTAGGAAGCTCTATCTTTTTCAGAGTTGGTAATTTAAGTTCAACTCTTTGTGGGAAGGTTGGGATGTACTGTGTTAGAAAAGAATCTAACGTCTCTCTCATCTTTTCATATGAGAACTGTGTTCTGCTCTTATGTCCCTGTCTCTTAGCTAATTCTTTATACATCTTATAGTTGTCATAAACATCTTTCAATGCTTGTCCTACCTGAATTGCATCTGGGGTAAACCATTGACTTTCTGTTAAGATCATATTTTTAGATGCTGCTGAAGGATGTACATTTGTAAGAGTACCTCCTATGTACTTTACAAATTCTTTATCTAGGAAGTCAGTATGTCCTGACCAGGCTGATGCTATGATTGGTTTATTTACTAAACTAAATTCAAGTAACGGTCTTCCAAATCCTTCTCCTTTTGTTAGAGATACCATTGCTTTTACTTTGCCATAGTTGTATAGTTCGTTAATTTCTGCATCAGTCATGTCACCATGAAGTAGGTATACGTTTGGTAGGTCTCCTTTTACTGTCTGCCTTATTGCATCTATTCTATTTAACAGTTCTTCCCTATCCATAATAGATGTTCCTGATCCTGCTTGTACTTTTAGAATTAAAGCTGGTTTTTTTCCTTTTGGTTTATTTTTAAACGTCTCTAAGAATGCTTTGATAGTATATCCAATATTTTTTCTATCCTCTCCTAATTCTCCCGGTAACCAATGTCCTACAGTCAGGAAGCAGAACTGTTCATCTATCTCGTCAAATTTTAATTTTGTAGGAAATGCAAGAGGAGTATATTTCATAGTATCGGCTCCTTCGAATAATACTTCTATTTTTGTTTTTAATTCAACAACTCCTGTCACCTGTCCTGTTCTGCTATCCTGCATATTGAATTTAGAATCTTCAAATACTTTTTTAGCATGCTGTGAAGATACTAATACCAAGTCCATATTATTACATCCTTGAATCCAAGAAGGATCACATAAAGTTGTTTCAATACCGGCTGTTACTCCGATATTATATTTACCTACTTTTTGAAACTCATTAGGAACTGATATTTGTATCCAGATATCTGGCTGTTGTGTCATTTGAGGAATAATTCTAGAAGCTAGAGATTCGTTATTATGATCTTTTAAATACCCAAATCTAGTATTACCCCATCTCTGAGATAGTATTTGTACCTCGTATTTATCTAGGTCAATAATTGATTGTACGAAATCTCTTGCTCTTGCTCCATAACCGCTGTACGTATCAACTGGACAGCTTACTACTAATGTTGGTTTGTTATTCATATAACTCTATTTTTATTTTCTCATTAATGCAATACCATCTCTTACAGACTTATCTACCATATAATTTCCTTTATCCTCTATCTGTGAAATAAGATAATCATAGATTCTAGTTTTCTGTCCTTGAGCTTTCTCTTTATTTTGAATTTTTCTATAATCGTCAACTCCTTTTATTTTTAACCCTACAGGCTTATACTTATCTAGAAATTGAGAAGTAGCACTGGCAATTGTAGACAACAACCTTGTGTACTCTATCAGCGTATAGTTCACATCCCAATCCTTAAAACTAGTATTATTAACCATAAAATCTAGTTCATATAAATTATTACCCTCGTTGTAGTATATAATTTTAATTTCATTACCTTGAGGATCTTGAAATGGAGTTACAACGATATCCTTGTAGTTATTTAAACCGAAATTAAAGGTACTCGTAAAAGGCTTACTATCAAATAATTCACCTATAATCTCAGATAATGTTATTCTATCTTTATAGCTTTTAAAACTTAGTCCCATATTAATATATTAATTTATGTGTGATATATTTTTTTGGTCTCTCAGTTACTTTATGTAACTCAAATCTGGATCTTGGAGTAAACTTCTCAAATGCTTCATCCATTGCATCAATTACATTTTCACACATCTGACGTGCTGACATTCCTGATTCATTTGATGTTACCCATTCTCTTGCTAATAATCCTCTTGTAGTTCTTTCTTCTTTTCCTAGATCATAAGCTATACATAATGCTTTTGCTACATCCTCTGGTGCACATCTATCGTCAAATATGTAAGGAGTTGGAACTGAACCTACAAGTGATATGTTTGAAGGGAATACCGGAATAGCCCACTCCCCACACTCTTTATAAGTACCTCTGTGATTGGAAGGGAAGTCAGGAGTAAAATCAATCCACTTACCATTCTCATCTGTAAATCTCATCTGATCTTGCATACCTCCAGTTACATTGGCAATAATCATTTTACCGGCCATCATAGCTTCTGTTAATGATAATCCCCATCCTTCATTAGAAGTGATTAACATATTTACATCGGATATATTGTAAAGTAAATTCATTTGAGGAGTATCTAATCTGTCTTGAGAGAAGTATACATTTACATATTCAGGATCACAAATTGCTTCACGAACGGCATAAAGATCTGTTCCATTTTCGTCTACAGCTTGTGTATGCATTACAAGAGCACATCTCTTTGCTTTCTCTTCTCCGATCAAATCACAGAACATTTTATAAGAAAGAATTACATCTCCTGGAGATTTTCTTCTAATATTTCTAGAATTAAAAAGAACAACAAAGTCAATTTCTTTATCCTTGAATATTGCTTTTTTGAATTCTTGAAGCAATTCAAAATTCTCATGATCTTTTCCAATAGGAAAGAAATGATTTTCATTTATTCCATGAGGAACATACTTGATTACTGTTTTTCTTTTTTGCTGCATAACTGCTCTTTTATTACTATTTCTAAATATTTGTTGATTTTTAGTCCATGCTCTACACAATGAGCTTTGAGCATTTCATAAACCTCTTCACTTATGTTTATTGATTTATTTCTCATAATCTAATTTATTACTTTTTCTTGCATTTTCCAACCAAGGTATCATTTGCAGATTATTTATGTGACCTATTTCTTCTGCTGGGATGTCATTAATAAATCCTAGCGAAATTGGATAAATATGATCCAATTGATAGGCTCCTTCTATTCCACTTCGTCCTCTTTTATCATAATGCTCTAACAACTCTAAGGGCTGACTTTTTGTAACACCCATGACCTCCAAATAATACAACCTCTTAGGTCCCTGCATAACCTCCCACTCCTCTTCAGATAATCCTGGATAGAATCTCTGAATATTAATGTTTCTTCGAGTTTTTTTATAATCCTCAGACTGCATTACTTGTTGAAACACTTCCGATTCTGTATGAGACTTTCCTAGATTGTCTCTCCACTCTTGGGAAAATGGAGGTCTTTTTTTACCTGTGAGATTTTCAGAATGTTGTTTCTTCAATCTAGTAGCTTCTTCTTCTCCATACAACTCTTCATAACTCTTCCCTGTTCTAAATTTTGAAACAGCACTACCTATTTTTTGATAATGTTCTTCTGTTCTTGCAAAAGCTACACAGGACCTACAAGACCTATTAGCTTTTTTTGCTACTCTATGTGATTCATACCCTGCGTATAGAATTTCCGTATTACAGGTTGGACAATTTCTAATGTATTTACTTTCCATACTCTCATTTATTATAAATAGTAAGAAAAGTAAAAAACATTAAAAACTATTAAAAATACTACTTTAGATCTAAATCAACTATATCCATATCTGATCTCTCTAATAGCATCTTTGTCATCTCCTTCGTCTGCTTGGAGATGCACATATGTAAATCACACGACTCATAAAAAGGTTGATTCCAGATAGGCAATGGCCAATTATCCCAGATTGAATAATACATAATTGGAATCTCATTTCTGATTTCTCTCTCTATTTCAAATAACCAAGTCCAATATCTTGGATCCGTAAAGATAAAAATTGCATCTGGTTTTTCTTGTTGAATAAAAGAACGAACAAGCATAGCATCTCCGTACCCGTTATTTGGGAATACTCTTACCCAAGCATCTTCAATACCTGCAAATTTGTTTACCTCTGCTGAGATGTCTAATCCTTTTCCTGCTTCAGGGTGATTAATAGCTGCTCCTATATTCAGCCAATTGAAGTGGTGTGCTGTTCCTATAACAATCTCTCTTGCCATAGTAGCGATACCGGAATGCATCCTAATATCATCGCATAACAGTAAGATCTTTTTACGATCTTCTTTCTTTACATAACGAAATTTTTCTTTCATGTAACTATTTTAGTTTAATATTTGTTTGTGAGTGTACCTTATCTCTAAACTCTTCTTCTGTAAGATATAAAAAAATTGCTCTGTCTACAAGCTTTTGTAGAGAAAATTTATGTCTTACACATTGTTCTTTAAATTCTTGTAGAAGAATTTCTTCTACCTTTACACTAGTTAGCTTTTTCATAGTGGTGTTGTATTTTTTATTCATATTTGATTAACTATATATAAATATATACAATTACTAAAAAGTTGTAGTACAATACTCTGTGTTCTTGAATTCACAGAACATACAATTTGATCTGGAAGGTGTCTTTTCATATTCTTTATCAATATACTGTCCCTGTTTGTCAAAAGCATCATCAATAAATTTTGCAAGTGCTGTTGTTGCTTGACCTCTTTTAATCTTTCCTGAAGGAGGAACAAACTCTTGAACTCTTCTACCCATAGCTGGAAACTCTGGATTGGCAGGAACTTTTCTTTTAACAATGAAATACTTTACATCTACTTTATCAACATCGATATTAAATTGTTTTGCTAGGAATTCTTTATAAAGAAGTAATTGTGCTAACTTTTTATCGTCCTTCTTTGCATAATCATTCCATCCTGAGGTAGATGTTTTGATATCAAAAATGACATACTTATCATCTTGTTCATCGTAGAAAAGTAAATCGATATATCCTTTAAAGAATATGTTTTCCTGTAATTGATGCACTAATGGAATTTCTACTCCCACCAGCCTAAAGTACTTAGTACTGAAGTAAGATGCACGTTTCTTACGAATGTACTCTAGAATCTGTACTCCATCATCATGAAACTCAGATAACTCTTGAGAGGTAGAGAAATGCTGACCATACCTTTCTTTTTCCTGAGTATATATATGGAAGAGTTTTTCCTGTAGAAGTAATCCTAAATCCATTTCATTAGACTTCTTCACAGTCTCTTCATACAGACATGTTAACCATTCCTGTACTACTTCATGAAGTGCAGTACCAAAAACTGTGTGAATGGTCGGCTTATATTCCTGTAATCCTTTAACATATTTTAATGCCCATTGATGAGGGCAGGTGTTATAAGATAAAGTTTGACTATAAGAAATTGATTTTTGATAAGTATAATCTATCTCAGGCTTGCAAAATTCTTTTATAAGTTGAATATTCTTATTTATTTTTTTTGCCATTTGCTTTCAGTTTTTCAATTTCTCTATCCAAATACCATTTGGCTTTTTCTAATTCCTGAAGTGTGGCATCTTTTTTACCAGCTCTGGCAATATATTTTACAGTGTTTCCTAAACAGAATCCTAAATTCCAGGCTTCAATAACTTTTATTGCTTCGTAAGGGTTGTCTTTTCCTCCATAGTGTTGAGGGTGATTGACCATCTCTTTTTTCGATTCTCCATCTATTGTAAAGGTAGCTTCTCTATCGTTCATATTATCATCTTTTTATAATTATAATATACGAAAAAAGGCCTGCGAAAGCAAGCCTTTTATTTATTTTTATATTGTACTACTATTAACGTTTAGAAAACCCTTTACCATACCTAGTATAAGTTTTCTTTTGACCCTGACCTGCATACTGTGGTTGTCCATATTTGTACCCTGTTACTGTTCCTGAATTAAATCCGAAGGCTCTTAATTCATCTCTCGATAAAGATCTTCCTAAATACTCTTCTACTTCATCTTGAGAAGGACGGCTGTTGTTTAATGCTCTATAAACATCCTGAACTATATCATATGCTTCTTCTTTAATTGCAATTTTCTTATTATCTAATACTTCTTTAATAATCTCTTTGATTATATTCTTTAAATGGGATTTGTTCATTATATTTATTTTTTAGTTATTTTACTATAAGGTATACAGTTAAAAAACTTAACATACCAGTTGATATTTTCCAGAATATATTAGAACGTTTAACATTTCTTAATTCTTTATGTAAGTCGTCTGTTAAATGTTCGTATTGATTTATTTGTAATTCTTGAGTATGAATGATTAATTTATTATTAATATCTTTATCTTTATAGAGGGAAATAATTGTATCCTTTTGCGCTTCTCTTTCTTCAAGTTTTATAACTTTTTGTTGAGTAAGTTTTAATTCTTCAAAACACCCATCACCTTTAATGATATCTTTTACAGCAAGTTTTGCTACAGGAACTTTAATTCGAACCTTTGTCGTATCTGTTTGTGAAAAACTGCTCAAGCTCGTTAGCAGTAAGAGTGTCAACACTATTAACCTTTTCATCTGTTTGTTTTTTTATTATGTTTATATTCTTATCAATATAGTAAATTTCTTTTGAGATTCCAAACACTTTTTGTTGAACTGAATCTATTTTTGTAGTATTAGTTTTATCGACTGTTTTGGCTGAATCTACTGTTGTTTGCAGTTGTTCGATTTTTTCTTTGTAATTTTTAATATCAGTTTTAATACCCTGTGTTGTGAAGATCATATAACCTATCAGAAAAATTACAATTATAAGTAATATGTTTTGTTTATTTTGTAACATCTCTTTCTCCTTTATGTTTATCAAGTTTATCTAAAATTTGAGTAAGAAGTTCGTTTTGAACCACTCCTACCATTGAGGCATTTTTCAAAATTGAAATCAATTGAAATACTAGGAAAGGAGCCATGATGGTTTCACTTAACCAAGAAGTTCCTGAAAAACCTTGTTCTATTGTCAATATGGCAGATAACATTACTATCCAAAATCCTAATGTTTTTAATACTTTTAATGCTTTACGAGTTTGAAATCCTTCTCTTTTTATACCGGCCCATACTCCAAAGAACCCATCAGCAAATACTACAAATGCTACTGATATGTATTGTTCAATATTATCAGCTGTAAGGTTAAGAAAGTATGATCCTATGAAGGCGAATGCTGTTGTCAATGATAATGTAATTAATAGTGATGTTTTCATGTAGCTCATAACTATTTTATAAATTGATAATAAGTTTTTGTTTTCTCATTTCTATCTGCAAGACCGTGTGTTCCGCCATTTATACGTTTTGTTAAGGCTAATATAGTTTTATCATTAATTCCTTGATCACAAATTGACCACAGTTTATTTCTATCAAAGAAAAACATAGCTGATTCAAAAGCATATTCTGTAGCTACTAAATCAGGGTTAGTTATAATTTCAGGTTTTCCTAAATATTGTGCAAAAGCTTTGTAATTATCTTTACCGGTTAATTGTAAAGCTCCTCTACCTCTATATTTCCAACCATCACCTGATTTTTCATCACCATTACCCATCCTTGAAGCGTAAACCCTATTTGCTATTTTTTCAGGATTTCTAGCATAAGATTCCTCTAAGTTACCAGGAAAATATTTTGCAAAAATACTTTGAAGACCTTGTGCTGAGTAGTTAAGATTTTCAGAAAAAAGTTTAAAGCCTCCTGTTTCATGAGAGGTCTGTCCAAAGAAATGAGCAGCTCTTATAGGAGTTAATTTATAGAACTCCATTGCTTTTCTCATTGTACTTGGGCCAAATACCCCATCAGGTGTCGCTCCTATTTTCGTTTGTAAACTCTTTAAACTCATATTTTAATCTTCTGTAAAGAAATTAGATAAAAATTTTCCAACTACCCCTAGCAATAAAGCAGCTATAGCTACTTCTTTCATATCGTTATATATAGAATACCCTGTAATTGTTGAACTTACACCTAATAAAGCATCTCCTAATTTTCTCCATTTTTTAGGAGTTGGGGAGTAGTATTTACTTACTTTTTTCATATACTAGACTTTAACTTCACTTTTAATTTACTCTACTCTTTAAAATAAATAGGCACAAAAAAAAAGAGGCCCTAAAGCCTCTTATGAAGATTAACCAAAGTCACTTGCTTTGTTACTCAGTACCTAAACTTTTTAATTCTTTTGGTAAGAACTCAGTGTTTACATGGCCGCAGGCCTTGCACGCAAATACCGGAATAGGCATGTAGGTTGTTTGTCCGGTACCTGTCAATAGGCCGGAGGCCTTGCGAATGTGAAGTGCTTCTTCAAAGAAAGTATGATTACATTTCTCACACTCTACCGGTAGGGTTTGGTCAATTGTTAAATTCATTCTTGGTTGTTCCATTTTTGTTGTTTTTTTGGTGTACATAACTCATCTACCTTCATCTCCTCACTAACAATATCAAACACCACTCTAGGTGTTAGGTTAGGATTCTTTAAAGACATTTTCACAACCCTATCCAATACTATATCAAGATTCCCGGCACACATTGCCGCTCTCACAACCGCTGTTATAAGACTTATGGCTTGCTGTTGAGGAGTTTCATTCAACAGTCTACCTTCTTCTACTAGTTCATGATACTTTTTTATTGAATCTGACATGTGTTATTTTTTCTTTGGATAATATTTTCTTTTCTTCTTTGGAGAAGCTGTTGCAATCTCTACAAGATCGTTTACCAATTTTTGAGATTCTTCCTGTGTAGTAGGTGTTTTTGTTACCTTCTCAATCTCTTTTACAAGCTGTTGGGCAGATTGCGTAAGACGAGCTTTTGTTGTATCTGGGGTAGTATTTTCATTCTCTTTCATGTCCTCTAGTGAAGGTTGTCCGTAACTGAAGTAATACCCTAATATTGTTGCTAATAGTACAATTGTAATAACTAATATGATTATTTCCAATCCTGTCATAATAAAACGTTTTTAAACCCACTCCGGAGGGTGGGATAGTTAGTAAAATTTGCGCGTGACAACTTCGTTGTCGAGAGAGGTAAGCGCCCCCTCACTCCAACTCACCTGGTATTTTTGCGCCTTTTTGTAAATTGGCTTTCGCCCATAGAGGTTGTAAATTACTGTAGTGGTTTAGCATAATAAACTCTTCCTGAGTATTAGCAGATGATAGAGGTATTTTATGATCGATATGCCAAAGTCCGTGATTGTTCCATTCCATTCCTTTTTCGAATTGCTGTTGTAGGTGCTTTCTGACTTCATCAAATGTACCTCCTAATATCTCTTCGTAGGATTTTCCTTTTCTATCTATAATATATCTACGTATTCCATTTTTTAAGACTTCGTTAATATATTCTTGGGACTTTTTCTTTCTATATTCTCTCCATTTTGACTGTATATACTGTTTTGATCTTTCTTGAATATATTCTCTATTTTGAGAAGTCCATTCTTTTAATCCTTTTTTAGCACATTCTTTACAATACGAGCACTTACCGTTCTTACCTTTTTTTAAATTGCCATACTCTGTAACAGCTTTACTTTGACCACACTTAGTACATGTTTTTTCCACAGCTTTTTTTACTATAAATAGCTTCTTTTTAAAAAAATGCGCGTGGCAGTACTAGGAGGAAGTACCTATATACCTCCTCCTCTGCCGGTCCTTACTTTGCTTTTGATTCTTCTGTTGAAGCTTTTCTATATTCTGTGATTAATTTCTTAACCTCTCCAATTGCTTTACGTGCATTGGCTTGTGACTTTTTAGTTGTTCCGTTGTGCTGTGCAACGAATTCTTGATACAACCCGTCAATCTTTTCAAATAACTCTTGTTTGTTCATTTTGTTTGATTTTAAATTAATATTACATGAACATGCTAGGATCTACTCCTGCATTTTGTTCATCTTTTCCTTTGATATTACTAATAATACATTCTGTTGTAAGCATTGTTCCTGCAACTGATGCTGCATTTTCTAAAGCAAGTCTTGTTACTTTCATTGGATCAATAATACCCTCCTCTAGCATATCAACTACTTTTTCTGTTCTAGGATTATACCCTAACCATTTTTCATCTTCATGAGTTAGTATGTTTTTTCTTTCATTAATAACCTCTTGAGTCTCTCCTGCATTTAATAAGATTTGTTCAAATGGCTTTTGGATTGCCTGAATAATAATGCTTACACCTTTCTTCTGGTCTTCGTGAGTAATGTCTATCTCTCCTTCTACTAACTTGATTGATAAATGTTTAGCTGCATTTAATAGGGCAATTCCTCCTCCAGGTAAGATACCTTCTTCTAAAGCTGCTTTAGTTGCATGAAGGGCATCATCAACTCTATCTTTCTTTTCTTTCATTTCAACTTCTGTATGACCTCCAACATGAATCATAGCTACTCCTCCTACAAGTTTTGCTAATCTATCCTGTAAGATCTCTTTCTCGTAAGGTGAAACTGTATTGTCGATTTGTTCTTTTAATTCTTCCAATCTTTTTGAGATTGCTTCTTCAGAACCTTTTCCATCTACAATGGTTGTAGTATCTTTTCCTACAGTTACTTTTCTGGCATTACCGAACCATTCTGGATTGAATCTATCTAATTTCATTCCTTTCTCATCCGATACAACTGTACCTCCTGTTAGTACTGCAATATCTTCTAACATTGCTTTCTTTCTGTCTCCAAATTCAGGAGCTTTAACAGCTACAACTTTTAAGATACCTCTCATTTTATTTACAACAAGTGTTGAAAGAGCCTCTCCGTCTAAGTCATCTGAGATGATTAATAGTGATTTGTTTTGTTGTGATACTGATTCCAGTAATGGAAGCATTTCTTTAATGTGTTGAATTCTTTTATCTGTAATAAGAATCAAAGGATTATCCAATACCGAGGTCATTGTGTTGTTGTCTGTAACAAAATACGGAGATTTATAACCTCTATTAAATTGCATACCTTCTACTGTTTCAAGATATGTTTCTCCTGTTTTAGATTCTTCGATTGTTACTACTCCATCTCTTCCTACTTTGTCCATTGCAGTGGCAATTAACTTACCTACCTCTGGATCATTGTTACCTGAGATTGTTGCTACTTGTTCGATTTGTAATTCCTCTTTTACATCTTCAGATAATTGTTCTCTTAGGTAAGAAACAACCTCATTAACTGCTTTATCGATTCCTCTTTTAATTTCTACAGCATTTGAATCTTTTAACTCAGCTAATCCTTGTTTGTAGATTTCTCTAGCAAGTAATGTAGAAGTTGTAGTTCCGTCTCCGGCTTGATCTCCTGTTTTGATTGATACTTGTTTTACTAATTGTGCTCCAATATTCTCAACAGTATCTTCTAACTCTACAGCTTTTGCTACAGTTACCCCATCCTTTGTTGAGATAGGAT